AACGGTTCCAGCCGGCAGCGTCGATGAAGGCCCGGTGCGTTTCATGCGCGGGGCGACGTTCACTACGGGCGGCGCCTCTGCGGCCGGCGCGGGCGCTGCGGGTGCTTCGGGTGCTGCTACTACTGCGGCGACTTCATCGGGCATCTGGGCGTGGTCCTTGTGTGTGGACCGCGAACCCAAGCAATCACGTCAAGCGGCTTGCGGTATCGTTACTCCTCGTGCTCCGCCTCCTGCGGCGGCTGCGAACGGTGCTTCGGGCGGGGCTGGCGCGCGGCCGACCTCTGGTCCTGGCTGTCCAGGCTGACCAGGAGGCGGCGCGGTCTGCTGATTCGCGGCTTGCTGCAAGGCCATGCTAGCCTGCAGGAACCGCAGGAGCAGCACACGCTTGTGCTCCTCGATGCCGTCATTCCCGGCCTCGGCACGGTTGTACATGTCCTGCGCCATCTCGACGCACATGTCTGCGTTCCCGATGCTGTCAGGAGGCATGTAGATGGCGTCGTCCAAGATAGAGTCGATCATGCGTTCGGCACGCTCGCGGGCTGCCGTCTCGCGATCGATCCAGTCGTTCAGAATGGGCATGTTGAGCTGCGCGATAGCCACGTCTTTGGGCATCAGGCCGGAGTTGATGTATTCCTGTATTTGCTGCAGGCGCCCCTCTGGGTCGATGGCTAGCAGGTTCGTTGGGAATACAGCGACGTCGTACTGGTCCTCGGCAATCGATACGTCCTTCCAGTTCACGGTCTGGATAAACCCGCGGCCAGGAACCTTCATCTGCAGCTTGCCCGTCTTTTCGTACAGGTCTGCGCTCATGTCGATGAGCCCCTTTGCGACGGCCATATACCAGCGCTCCCAACGCTGGCCCACAACCGCGAAGCGCTGCGTCTCGATGTCCTGATAGTTCCGGAGGCCGACGCCGGAATTGAGACCGGCCGGCTTCTCGCTCTGCGCGGTGAGCGGAGACAGCCCGATCTGCTTGAATGCGTAGTCAATCTGGAACTGCACCCAACTGTAGACGTCCGCAGCCATGGCCGAAGGCGTATCGAATACAGGCTTCTCGCCGGTGTACCTGTTCACCGTGATTTCGTTCGTAATCTGATGCTGCGACACGCCGCTGAGTGAGTTGACCCAGACACGTGGTACCGCGAACATGCAAACGCTCTCGCAGATCGTTCGCCACGTGCTTGTAATTGTCGACTGAATGCCGTACAGCTCCAGCGCGATGCCGCTGCCGAATGGGCCGTAGGTAGGTGGCGACCAGTGGAACCTGTAGATCGGGATGTAGCTGCGCGTCCACTCCTCGTCCTTGAGCGTCGCGTTTGCAATGCTGACGGTGTGCCGTCCGTCCGTGGACTCAGGCGTTGATGGCGTTCGCCACGTCTCAACGACCATGACTAGGTCTTGCTGCGACATGAACGCGAGGTCACCGCGCCATGCCATGCGCGCGTCATTGATCTCCTTCTCGAACTCAGGGTAGAGAGCGATTAGCTCCGTGCGCGGCGTAGGGTGCTCCCAATGCATCTCCTGTGGCTTGTCGTACATCCCAGTGACCTGGTCGATGATCAGCTCATCCTGTTTGATGACGACGCTCTCTATCTGATTGTTACGCTCGCGTAAGAGAAGCGCGCCGGTGCCGTAGATCCCGGCGTCGCGGAATACGTCCTCGGAGTTCTCATAGACCAGCGCCGCGAACATGGCGCCGTCTAGGAACTTCGTCAGGTTGCGCGCCTTGCGTTTGATGCGATAATCTCCGGTGCTTGGCAGAACGAACGCACGAGGTTTGCTCTTCGCGATGCGCGCCGTTGCGGTGTCCACACACGACTTGATGACGTTCGCAGCGAGGTGTGAGTAGGGCGTGTTAGGACTCGCTGTCGACGAGAACAGCCCGCCTATCCATGCCGTCTGGAAGTTGCAGTACATCTGCTGGAACATCGACAGTTCGTAGCGGCGACGGACCTGCCTGTTCTTGATGTTCCGGACATAGATGAATATGTCCTCGTGGACGTCGCCCTCCGGTCGCTCAAACCAGTGGATACCGGTGGGGCCTAGACTCGCGCCGGTTTTGGTGCGGTATTGCTTTTTCTCTACGGTGTTCCCGCCGTTCGCAAGGCGCTTGCGGATCGCGTTCTGCCGGTCAGTGGCGGGACGGGATTTCATCTCGCCCCGTTCAGCTTCGCGCGAATGAGCTCCGCGTCAATCGACGAGCTGTCAAGCCGCATCTTCTCGTTCACGACCTCGTCGAGCGTGAGCGGCCGTTGAGGCTTGTTCTCCTGCGGCTTTGCAGGCAGCGTGATGGTCAGGTCCCCCTCGACTAGCGACGTGACGCCATGCTTGGCCATGATCGCCACAAGCCTGTCGATGTACTCTAGCCGGTCGACTACAGCCCCTTCGCCGTCAGTTCCTCGTGGCATCCCTCGCATACGAGGATGAACCTACCCTGTAACTTCGTGTCTGGCAAGGGTTGACCCAAGATGGCACTGGCATGTGCCACGCGACTCATCTTATAGCGCTTACACCATGCGCAAATGTGTTCCTTGTCATGTGTGCCTGGGGCCTTGAGCTTGCCGGTGGCGAGCTTCTCGGCCGTGGCGTCGAGCCTCTTGTAGAAGTCGTAGTTTGTGAGAGGCTTGCGGACCAGGCTCATTCAGGCACCTTCTTGTAGTGATCCATCATGCACTGCGGACACACGAAGAGCTCGCCGTCAGGACCGTAGAGGCGGAACGGTTTGAGCCGATGAGGCGTCTTGCACGACGCGCATATATCCTTGCGTACGAGCATACACGCCTTGACCATGTCCTCGTAGGTGATGTCGCTCATCTACCAAACCTCGGCATCTGCGGCATACCAATCTGTATCCTACCAGGCATCATGTCGCCAGGACTCTTCGTTGCGCGCGTAGCTAGCATCTCCTGCAGGTGACGGTCTCCGTATTGCGCGTCGAACCGCATGTCGTCGAGCTTCAGCTCCGGCGCTGGACGAGCGTCGTAGTTTCGAGCGGCACGCCACATATAGAGCAGCGCGTCGCAGAGATGATTGTCCAGCCTGGGGTCCTCCACCCACTTCGCGGGCATCGCCTTGCGCTCCTTCTCGGACCAGATCAGCGTTCGCCACTCCTCGCTTAGTCCCATCGCGCCAGGCAGCAGCTTTATGCGACCCGTCATGAGTTCCGAATTCAGCATATCGATCGCCAGCTTTTTGTCCCGTTTCTCAGCCGCGTCGAGAGGCAGATGGCAGCGCTGGCGCATCTCTTCGACGCCCTGTAGGCCAGCTGCGTCTACGACCATCTTAGCGAACGGGTATGAGCCTGCGCGCCACGCCATGGGCTGCGTGCGATTCCAGAGCTTGTGCACGCGGTCTGCAACACTCGAGATGATGAGGCCAGACTCCTTATGCGCCCAGACGATATACAGCGTGTGGTCGTGCTCCGAGTAGGCTCCGACGACGAACGCTGTCGCGTCCTTGAAGCCCATGTCAAGTCCGAGCAGATACATGTACTCGTGCGGCGGCCGAGGTAGCGCCTCGATGACGTTGAGGTCCTCGCGGAACCTATACACGAGCGCTTCGGTGTCCACGTACCACTCGCCTCGCCACTCTTGCTTGTAGCCTGGCGTCTCTACGATGGCAGGATTCGTCGACACCAGCTTGTCGTGCATTTTCTGTATGTTGTCACGCTTGTAGACGTTATCGCGCCAGTGCCATCGGTGCGTGGCCCACCCTGGCTCAATGCCAGTGGTCACATCGAAGAACAGGCTCGCCACGTTGTTCGAGGGCGTCCCGCTTAGCGCGATCGTCCCGAGGTCATCGCCCATGGCTGGCAGCAGCGCCTCGTAGACCATGATGCGCAAGTCATGGCGAAACTTCGATGCCTCGTCGAGCACCGCAAGCCGGTACTTCTGCCCAACGACCTTGGCTATCTCGTACTGATTTACATCCGCGCCGCGCAGGTAGATGATGCTGCCGTTGGGCAGCGTCCACGTCATCTCACTGGCTTTCCAGACAGCGCCTAGCTGGTAGCGTTCGTTGATCAGCCGGAAGATGTCCTTGTTCATGATCCCACGCGTCGTCTCGCGGGTCAGGCCAAGGTACAGACACGAGCAGCCAGGATGCTCCGAGGCCGTCAAGAACAGGTAGACGCCGATCGTCCAAGACTTGCCCGAACGTCGAGCGCAGAACAGCGCCTTGAGCATCGCATCGTCGTTGATGGCGTTACGCTGCTGCGGCAGGCACCCGGCGAGCATCTCCTGGCGTAGCTCGTCACGTCGTCTGAGCTCTGCAGCCTGCGCGCGAGCTACGGCTAGCGTATCGATGTCCTCAGCGGCCGAGGACACGGCGGAGTGCAGTGACCAGGTCACGACATCCGCTGCCGCTCGGCCTCGTCGTCACGCGCAAGCTCGCCTCTGTACTCGATAGGCTCGAATCCTAGCCCTATGATTTTCGCGATGCGCGTGAAGCCGTTTATGGCGTCACGACGCGCGACCATTCTCGCTCGTAGTTCCAGGTCCGGCCAGAGTCTCACCGTTTCTTCCCCTTACCCGCCTTGTGCATGGCAATGGCAATCGCCTGCTTCTGCGGCTTGCCGGCATGCACTTCGGCCTTGATGTTCGAGCTGATCACCTTTTTCGAGCTACCTTTTTTGAGCGGCATCTTTCTTCTCCAGTTCTTTCAGCCCGCGGCTCATTGCCGCGCGCAGCACATCGGTTCGCGTCACGTTCACCCCCTCGGTCATCAGCGCAGGCTTCAGCGCGTCGGCGCGGGCAAGCCAGTCCTGCGGTACGCGGAGAGCGACCTGACGTGTGGTGGTCACTTCCACTCCGGAGAGTTGCCAACGGTCACGCTGATGGGTCCACTACGGCCATCGTATTTTGCGAACGTCTCACCCATGCATTCGATCGCATATGTGAGCGGACGCGTCTCTCGCGATGAGCCTCCCCGGAAACTACTCATGCCGCTCCTCCCAACGCACGGTGCACCAACTCAGCGGGACGCTGAGTAGCTGCACTAGCTTTCTCCCGTCCTTCTCCTGCTCGGCACGGAACAGGACGATCTGCGAGTCGAAATCCACGTGGAAGGCCAGCGACGCCCCGCTTTTGAGCGGCTGACCAAGCTCTACCGTGGTAAGGCTCTCCATCTGTATTTTCGGGTACGTCGACGGCGTCTCGCCTTTGGGAACGACGCATCCGCCGATGCTCACCGGCCTGTCGATGGTCACGGACCACGGGACGAGCTTCGGCGTAGGCTTCACTGGCGTTGCAAGTGCGGCTTCAAGTGCGGGTGTCATCACGAGTTCAGGTTTCGGCATGCGAGTATGGTATGAACAGAAATGGGTTGTATGTCAAGCTGTATCGACTGAGCGTCGTGGTCGCCCGATGTGCGATAGACCGGTTGCTGGCGAACGACATCCAGCCGCCGATGCGGCCGTGCATCGCATGATCGAGCAACGCGCGCCCGAT